TCAGCTACAGTAACTTTGGTTTCTGCGCCAACTGCGAATTTGTGTATCGGAGAAGTACTAACCACAAATGACAGTACAGCAATATTCTTGAGAGTTACAGATTACACTCCTGCAGCAACAACTTTTAAAGCTTACAAGGTTACAAGTGCTACTGATATAACCCCTAAAGCTTGGTCTGCAGAAACTGCGACAGATGTTGGAGTTGGAAAAACTTTAACAGGGGGTGTTTCTGGACTTTGTTCTTCACTCACTCATGCTAGTACAAGATTGGCTATCGCTTCACCAAAAATACAACTTAGAAAACTTTGGTGGAATCTAGCATCTGGTATTACTCATGCTAGAATTTATTTTGATGGAAGTGATACAGAACAAACTATTGCATATTTGGTAGCTGGTAACGGTTATATAAATTATGCAGGTGGAGGTAACCATATCGGAGCAATAGGTATGGGAGCAGCAGCTGGAAATGCTAGTAACGTACTTGGAGATGTTAATGTAACAACGGTAGGTGTCGCTTCAGCTGATACTTATATGATAGGAATAGAGATAGGAAAAATGGAAGGATTTGAACTACCAAATTTCATGAAGAATGGTCAATTAGGATATGCACCTAATGCATCAGGATTTTCGGATGTATACTAAGGATTAAAAATGAAAACATTTAAAGATTTTCTCGATGAATTAGCACCAGTAAAAGTTAGAATGGATAAGAGTACTGAAGCTAAAGCCAAACGAAAAGAAGCAAAAAAAGACTATAAAAAAGATAAATTAAAGATTGCAATTGCTCGGAAAAAGAAAAGAACGAAAGAGAAATCTTCTGGTGTAGAGAAAAAAAGAAAAAAAATGGCAGCTCAAGGTAAAACTCTTGGTGGAGAAAGAATTAAAAAGAGAATTGTATGAAGGATTTTAAAGATTTTATGGAAGCGTTGACTCTTCAACAAAGAAGGAAGAGGTCAATTATTTCCAAAAAGAAAGCAAAGGTTACTGCCATAAAAAGAAAAAGGTCTATGAGAAAACCACCTTCTCAGGATAAAATTGATAAGGCAGTAAATAAGGCAGTAAGACAGAAAGCAATTACATTAGTAGATAAGGCAGGAAAATATAAAGATCCTGAGGCATCAATTGGAATAAAAACTGCTATAGAGAAGAAAGCCGATCTTAAAGTACAAAAAATGGGTGGTAAATGGAAAAAAAGATTGAAGCCTATAATTAAAAAGAAAATGAAAGACGCCTTTAAGATGCGCCAGGCCAGTGCAAAAGAAAAATAACAAACGGAGAGAACCATGAAACTAATTAGCGAAGAAGCAATAAATGTAGAATTTCTTACAGAAGCTACTGAAAGTGGTGGTAAGAGTTACTTCATTGAAGGTATCTTCATGCAATCTGAAACTAAGAATAGAAATGGAAGAATTTATCCAAAAGCTATTCTTCAAAAAGAAGCAAAAAGATATACTACAGAATTTATCAAAAAGAAAAGAGCTTTTGGTGAATTGGGACATCCAGACGGGCCAACAGTCAATTTGGAAAGAGTTTCCCACATGATAGAAGAGTTGGAAGAAGTAGATCAAAATTTCATGGGAAGAGCTAAGATTTTAGATACACCATACGGAAAGATTGTAAAGAACCTTATTGATGAAGGTGCTCAATTGGGAGTTTCATCAAGGGGTATGGGTTCTTTAAAGGCCGGAAGAAATGGTATTTCAGAAGTGCAGGGAGATTTCTACCTTGCAACAGCAGCCGATATAGTTGCTGACCCTTCCGCACCAGACGCATTTGTTCATGGTATTATGGAAGGTAAAGAATGGATTTGGGATAATGGTCTACTTAAAGAGACACAAATCCAAAAATATAAAGATAAAATTGAAAAATCTTCGAGAAAAGACCGTGAAAACGTGCTTGTTGAAGCTTTTAAAGATTTTATTGTCAAGTTGTAAATATAAGTTATTATAAATAATATTAGTAAACACACAAACAGATACAAATAGGAGATTTTCAATGTCTGAAGAAATTTTGGAACAAACGGCTGAAGAACTGGAAGAAGAGCAACAAGCTGTTGCGGAGTCTTCGGGCGAAGAAATCTTAGACGAAGCAAAAGCTAAGGTAGAAAAAGAAGAAGTTGACGAAGAAGAAGTTGCTGAGGAAAAGGAAGAGGTCGAAGAAGCCGTTTCTGTTCCTAAAACCAAAGCTGGAATGATTAAGGCTCTTTATAACCAACTTAATAGTATGAAGAAGTCTGACCTTTCCGATTCTTTCTCAAAAATCATGGGTTCAACTCTTGCAGAAGAGGAAGAAGCTGATGAGGATGAAGAAGAAACACCAATGGAAAATAAAAAACTCAAGAAAGAAGATCTTGAAATTGATGTCAAAGAAGACATTGAAGCCATTGTAAATGGTGAAGATCTCTCTGAAGATTTTAAGACTAAAGCTTCCACAATATTTGAAGCAGCAGTTTCAGCTAAAGTACTTTCTGAAGTCAATCAAAGGATTGAGAAATTAGAAGTAGATTACAAGAAAGAAATCACTGAAGCAAAAGAAGAACATTTATCCACAGTTACCGAAAAGGTTGACGGATATCTCAACTATGTTGTTGAAGAGTGGATGAAAGAGAATGAGTTAGCTGTTGAAAAAGGAATCCGCTCTGAATTGGTGGAAGATTTCATGACAGGACTCAAAAACCTTTTTACAGAGCATTACATTGACATTCCAGAAGAGAAAGTTGACCTTGTTGACGATCTATTTGAGAAAGTTGAAGAACTAGAGCAAAAACTTGATGAGTCTATTAACACAAGTGTAGACATCAAAAAGGAACTTGCTGAATATAAAAAGGCTGAAACTTTGAGAGAAGTTTCAGAAGACCTAGCCGATACCGAAAAAGAAAAACTAGGTAAATTGGCTGATGGAATAGATTTTGAAGACAAGTCTCAATATTCTGAGAAACTTGAAGTAATTAAGGAAAATTATTTCCCTAAACAACAGAAGGAAACAATTACAGAAGAACTGGAAAATACTGAAGTAGAAGAACAAGATAGTTCAGAACCAAGTACTGATCCAGTTATGAAGAGATATGTTTCCTCATTAACTCGTTTTAACAAATAACATTTTTAGGAGATTAAAAAAAATGTATCTAGCTGAAGATCTACAAAAAAAGTGGGCGCCAGTCTTAGACCATGAGGACATGCCTAAGATTAAAGACCCATACCGAAGAGCGGTTACCGCCGTTCTTTTGGAAAATCAAGAAAAAGCCATGGCGGAACAGGCAAATATGGAAGGTCGCGGTTCCTTGATGGAGGCAGCAACATCTCTAACCAGTCTTGCTCCTACAGCAAGTTCGTCTGGTGGAGTACAATATCAAGACCCAGTTTTGATTTCCATGATTCGTAGCGCAATGCCTAATTTGGTTGCTTATGACGTTTGTGGTGTTCAACCAATGACAGGGCCTACAGGACTTATTTTCGCAATGCGTCCAAGATATGATTCACAGGGTGGTGCTGAAGCCATGTACAGTGAACCAGAATCCACACATTCTGGTGACGCTGGAGATGATATGGTCAGCTCCGGATCTGGTGCACAAGCAGCAGCTCAGGGTGGAACATATTCCGCAATATTAGGTGTAGGTAATTCAACGGCAACTGCTGAAACTTTCGGTCTTACCGGAACTCAAGGTACAGCTGCTGAAGATTTCCAACAAATGTCATTCTCCATTGATCGTGTTTCAGTTACAGCTAAAACACGTGCACTCAAAGGTGAGTACTCGATGGAATTGGCACAGGATCTTAAAGCCGTTCACGGTTTGGATGCTGAAACAGAACTTGCTAACATTCTCTCACAAGAGATTTTGGCAGAGATTAACCGCGAAGTTATCCGTACCATTTATTTTAGTGCAGAACACGGAGCGCAACACAATACATCAACAGCTGGTGTGTTTGACCTTGATGTTGACTCTAATGGACGTTGGTCTGTTGAGAAATTCAAAGGTCTGATGTTCCAAGTAGAACGTGATGCAAATGCAATCGCAAAGTCAACACGTCGCGGAAAAGGTAACCTCATCATCTGTTCTTCAGACGTTGCTTCTGCTCTAGCCATGGGTGGAATGATGGACGCATCTGGAATTGATGATACAGGTAACACATTCGTTGGAACACTCAACGGCCGTTACAAAGTTTATGTTGATCCATATTTCAGTGCGTCAGCAACTAACTTCTTCTGTGTAGGTTACAAAGGTTCATCTGCTTATGATGCAGGTATCTTCTACTGTCCTTACGTTCCATTGCAAATGGTTCGTGCGGTTGGTGAAAGTTCCTTTCAACCAAAAATTGGTTTCAAAACACGTTACGGAATCGTATCCAATCCATTTGGACACAGCGATGGTGACGGAACAATTGACGCCAATGGTAACTACTACTACAGATTGGTCAGAGTTGACAATTTGATGTAAGTTATGTCTTTAGGAGTTATTACCCCTAAAGAACGTGAGAAGGGTGATTACTTAATTGTAGTCACCCTTTTTTTTTGTCCTAACTAAATATTACAGAAAGGATGTTCCATCTATGTCTGCATTACAGAATCAACCAATCAATACTAGTTTTTTGAGTCCTATTGGGTTTAAATTTCAACTTAATAATTTTCCAGAAGTAAACTATTTTTGTCAGTCTGCTACTTTGCCTGGAATTTCTATAAGTTCTATTAGTGTTCCTACACCATTAAAATCCATAGACATTGCTGGAGATGAAGTTACTTTTGAAGAGTTGTCAATAAAATTCATAGTAGATGAAAATATGAAAAATTGGTTATCAATTTATGATTGGATTATCGGACTTGGATTTCCAACTAAAGAGGGCCAAGAAAAATATAAAAAATTATCAGAAGATTCAGAATTGACTACTGACGCAACTTTAACTGTATTGACCAGTAATATGAATCCACAGATAAATTTTCGATTTAGAGAATGTTTCCCATTAAGCCTTTCTTCAATTGCATTTGATAGTGGTGGAACAGATATAGATTATGTTACTGCAGATGTTTCTTTTCGTTATGATGTTTATACAGTTACAAACCTACTCGAAAATGAAACAACATACGAAGGAACACGAGCTTACGCACATGGTGAAAAACCCCCTACAACTGACACTAGCGGGGCATAAGTAACCAGTTTAATTATTATTTAAGGAGGTGATTTGAAACTTGAAGATATTCAAGAACTTTGGCATAGAGATAGTGAAATTGATTATACAGAATTGGGTACAGAATCCATCCGTATTCCACAAATTCACGACAAATATCTTAAAATTTTTACTGATGAACGAATCAGACTAAAAGGAGTTGAGTTTGAACTATCTAAAATGGTTCGGACTAAGACTGAGTATTATTCTGGTAAAATGTCTCAAGAAGAACTTGAACGACATGGTTGGGAACAATATTTGGGAAGACTTCTCAAGAATGAAATAGCTAAATATATTGAATCAGATGATGATGTAATCAAATTGAAACAACAATTAGTAGTCCTACAGGAAAAGATAAACTATCTAGATTCTGTTATTAGGATGATAAACAATCGGGGGTTCCAGATTAAGAATGCTTTAGATTGGTTGAAATTTTCTCATGGAAATAATTAACATATCTAAAAAAAATGAAGTCTATATCCAGATAGATTCTGAAGCTTCAACTGCTCAAGAGATTTGTGACCATTTTACTTTTATGGTGCCTGGCTACACATTTATGCCAGCATATCGTAATAGACTTTGGGACGGAAAGATAAGGCTTTTTAATGTTCATAACCGTCTTCTTTATGGAGGATTGTTTGAACATCTTTGTAAATTTCTCTATACCAGAGACTACAAAGTTAAGTTTGATTCAAATTTTAATAATGAAAAAATAAAAATTAAGAAAGATTTTATAGATTCATTAAAGTTACCAGTAATTCCTAGAGATTATCAGATGATTGCTGCCAATCATGCCTTGACCCACCACAAAGCACTTTTACTTTCACCAACAGCTTCAGGTAAATCTTTGATTATCTATATACTTATAAGGTATTTAAATTTGAAGACTCTAATTTTAGTTCCTACTATATCTCTTGTTACTCAAATGTATAATGATTTTAGACAATATGGATTTGATGTAGCAAACAACTGTCATACGGTTTTTGCTGGAAGAGATAAAGGTTCTGAACTGCCTATCATAATATCAACATGGCAGTCAATTTATAAGATGCAACAAAAATACTTTGAACAATATGAACTTGTGATTGGTGATGAAGCTCATGGTTTTAAGTCAAAATCTCTCACATCTATAATGACCAAGTGTATTAATGCAAAATATCGTATAGGAACAACTGGAACATTAGACGGAACATTAACTCATAAATTGGTGCTAGAAGGTCTATTTGGTAAGGTCTACAAGGTCACCTCAACAAAGAAGCTTATAGACAGTAAATATCTATCACCTTTTACTATCAAAGCAATTTTAATAAAACATCCAGATTCAATATGTCATGATCTTAGGAAAATAAGTTATCAAGAAGAATTGGATTATTTGATAAATTCTGAAGCAAGAAATACATTTATAAAAAACTTAGTGCTAGATCTAAAGACTAATACACTTCTTTTATTTCGTTTTGTTGAAAAACATGGAAAGATACTTTACGATATGATAAAGGAGGAATCTAATGGTAGAACAGTATTTTTTGTTCATGGAGGAACAGATGCAGATACAAGAGAACAAATTAGACACATTGTGGAGTCAGAACGAAATGCAATCATCGTTGCTAGTTATGGCGTATTTAGTGTTGGCGTCGATATTAGGAATCTTCATAACATCGTCTTTGCTAGTCCTTCTAAAAGTCGGGTTAGAAATCTTCAGTCAATAGGCCGAGGATTACGAAAATCTGAAAAGAAAAATATAGCTACATTGTATGATATTGCTGATGATCTGTCTTATGGTAGTAATCACAACTATACATTAGATCATTTTGAGGAAAGAAAAAAAATATATAAGGAAGGTAGAAATTT